GGAGGCTTGAGCGAGCAGATCATCCAAGTAGGTTGTCGGGTCGATAGAATGTGGTGCAGCGGTCATCGTCATATGCCTTTCGGTGAGATGTGGTAGTTGAGTCGAAAGGTTAACTGACGGTGACCGTCCCACTATTTCCGGGGCCCACCATCAGCAAGCGTTACACCACACTACTGGACGCAACCCACGAAGAAAACTGGGCGTGGCTTGTCGTTTGATTGGCTGATTTTTGACGAGTGTTTTGACCTGCCTAATGAGGTCTATGCTGCGATGAATAACACCACGAAGGCGCGGCCGAACGCGCAGAAGGTGTTTATTTCGTCGCCGGTGAATATTCATGAGCATTTTCATGGTGCGATTTTTTCCGCTAAGCGCTGGGCCGCGCTCGATGGTGCCGACGGCATTCTTTTCAAGGAGTGGTGCCGCGAGGAAGACGATGACCCATTCGAGGAAGTAACGTGGGCTAAGGCGAATCCATCATTGGTGAATGAGCCGCGGCCGGGTGTGCAGCTGGACGAGGTGCGTTCTGAAGCTAATTCGGCGCGTAGCTCGGAAGCTCTGCTGGAGCCGTTCCTTGTGGAGACGCTGGGTCAGGGTTATTGGGTGCCGCGTGATGGTGACTTGGTTGATGATTTTGTTCCGGTGATTGATTATGAGGCGTGGTTGGTGGCGTCTGCCATGATGCCGTCGTCGTTGGGTGAGTCTTGCCTTGCTGTGGATGTGACGCCGGACGGTGAAGCTGTCGGTGTGGTGTCTGCCGCCCAATGGGGCGACAAGGTTTTCTTGTCGCTGGCCCCTTATGAGGATTTTGACCGTGGCCTTGTTGTGGACAAGGTGGGGAGCACCGTTGAGTTGAATGACCCTGCTGCGGTGGTGCTCGACCCGTCGGGGCAGTGTTCCACGTTGGTGGACCCCTTGCGCGGTATTGGTGTTGCGCCGGAGACGCTGGGCGGCGCCCAAGTGTCGAAAGCTTACGAGTTGTTTTTGCGCATGTGGGCTGAGAAACGTATTGCGCATGATGGGGCGCAGCGGTGGTTGGATGCGCTTGGTGTGGCTCAGGAACGGTCGAAGAACGGTCGGTTCCGAAGTCTGGACCGTTATGCCGGTGATGTGACCGTCCTGGTTGCCGCCACGTTGGCTGTGTGGGGATTGCAGGAATACGGGGTTGGTGAGTTCGACGGCGAAGTGAAACGCCGCACGCACTATGTCAGCTCGGCCCGGGGCGTGAAACGCGGTCGTCGAGTTGCTGAAATGAGTTTCTAAGGAGGTGGCCGCTGTGGCTGGATTTAAGGCGCGTGAGGTAGGCCATGCGCGGGCCGCCCGTAACCACGCCCTGTCGGAAGATAACTGGGAACTGCGCTTCCCGCATTCCGCTCGTGTGTTTGCGAAGATGGGGCGTGAGGACGCGCAGGTCACATCGGTGTTGCGTGCAGTGACTCTGCCGATTCGGCGTGCCACGTGGTTCGTGGAGCCGAACGGCGCGCCCGATGACATCGTTGCCGCCGTCTGTGAGGACTTGCGGCTGCGGGCTAAGGGCGAGGACCCTAATAAGCCGTTTGCGCCGCGTACCGGGCGGGTGTCGTGGGAAAAGCACCTGGAACAGGCGCTGAAAGCGATGCAGTTTGGGCACATGTTTTTTGAGCAGGTGTACGAACCTGGCGCGGATGGTCGCGAACACCTCGTGAAGTTGGCCCCGCGGTGGCCGGGGACGATTGATGCAATCAACGTCGATGACGACGGTGGGTTGATGTCAATCCGTCAGACCGCTGCTGCCGGTACCCGACGTGGCGACGAGGTGCGTGAAATTCCCGTAGACCGGCTCGTAGCTTATGTTTTTGATGACGAGGGGTCGCAGTGGACTGGTAAGTCTGTGTTGCGTCCGGCGTATAAGCATTGGAAGCTGCGGGACTCACTGCTGCGGCTGGAGCTTAGTACTTTGGACCGTAATGGCATGGGTGTGCCGGTGTATACGGGTTCTGAAGTGGCGATGGACCCGGATAAGGATTTGGCTGATGGTCAGGGAATTGTTGAGGGTTTTCGTGCTGGGGAGCATGCTGGTGCGTCGATTCCTGCCGGCGCGAAACTGCAATTGTTGGGTACTTCGGGGCAGTTGGTTTCGCCGCGTGAGGCGATTAATTACCACGACAGCATGATTGCTAAGAGTGTGCTTGCTCACTTCCTGAATCTGGAGGGCAAGGGCGGGTCGTATGCGCTGGCTGAAACACAATCGGACTTGTTTATTCAGTCTTTGCAGACCACCGCGGAGTGGTTGGCTGATATAGCCACGCAGCATGTGGTGGAGGACCTGGTGCGAGTGGCGTTCCCGGACCACACTGGTTTGGCACCGCGTGTGACTTTTGACCCGATTGCGTCGAAGAAGGAAATCAGTGCGGCGGACCTTGCCGGGTTGAAGAACGCCGGGTTGATTCTGGGTGATAAGGACCTGGAGGAGGATTTGCGGCGTCGGTACACGCTGCCGCCGAAGCAGAAATTATCGGACGCTTTGGAGTCCAAGAAGCAACGTCAACGCCTCGAGGAAGAAATGGGTGTCACGTTGAGTTCTCAAGATGAGATACCGACTCATGTTGGGCCTGTGGACGAACTTAAGGAGTGACCTTGAACGAGATTCTTATCTATGGAGATATCGGGTTTGAAGTTCAAGCGAAAGACATTGTTAACCAGCTAAACAACGCGAATGGCCCTGTGACTGTCCGCGTCGATTCTTTTGGCGGCGATGTCTACGCAGGAATTTCAATCCTTAACGCGCTACGTCGATACCCGGATGAAGTGACGGTGTATGTGGACGGTATGGCCGCGTCTGCGGCGTCGTTTATTGCCGTTGGTGGTGCTGACCGTCTAATTATGTCGCCTAACTCGAGCTTGCTTATTCACGGGGCATGGTCGCAGGGGGTGGGTAACTCTGAGGAGATGGCGCAGCTATCCGCAGACCTGAATCAGATTACAGACAACCTCGCCACCATTTACGCCGAGAAAACAGGGCAGGAGCCTGAATATTGGCGTGAGCTAATGAAGCAGGACACGACCTTTACTGCTGAGCAGGCGGTTGAGGCTGGTCTGGCTGATGCTGTTGACGAGCTGGAGAAGTCGGCGCGTGCCGAGAAGCGTCACGCGGTAATGGCGGCGCAGCGGTCGCGGTTCGCTAAGCATGTTGGCGGCCGTGGTGTTCCTGAGATTGAAACCCGGGCTGCGGCTCCGCCGCCGCCTGTCACCCGGTCGGAATCGGGGGACGACAACACAACGCCCAGTGATGGGCAGAAAGGGGATACCGTGGGTATTCTGAATCAGCTTGCCCAGGAGCTGGGTAAGACACCGGAGGATGTGCAGGCTGCACTCTCCGGCTTTTTTAATGAGGAAGTAACCGTCACCGCCAAGGTTGACCTGACCTACCCGGAGGACACTAGCGTCGTGCCTACTGGTGAGGTTGAGGTCGGGCCGAGTGAGGAGGTTCCTGCAGGCTTGGTCTTTTCGTTGGGTGATACACCGGAGGGCTGGTCTGGTGAGCTCAATGAGGAATCTGGTGTGCTGAAGATAACCGCCCCGTCCGGTGTGGAACCAGGCGCGGAGGTTGCGTTCACTGTCACCGCTGAGAGTGATGGTGAGGTGACTGAGTTTACGATTCCGGTGACGGTAAAGGCTGCGGCTGAGTCTCAGAACACTGACGCCGCCCCGGAGGTGACGCCAGCGCCTGCCGCGACTGCGGAGGACACTGTCACCTTGGATGCTGAGACCTACAACGAGCTCAAGGCCGCCGCCCAGCATGGTTGGAAGGCTATGGAGGAGCAGAAGGAAGCAAAACTTGTGGCGGAGGTGGACGGCTGGATTAAAGAAGGTCGTATTTCTGCCGCTCGTCGTGGCAAGGCTATTGCTGCGATGAAGCGTGACCCTGATGCCGCTCGTGACATCTACGGCTCGAACCCCGCCGGAACTATCCCGCGGGTGGAGATTGGCTACGGCAAGGACGTTGAACCTGATGCGTCTAAGGCTGTCCGTAGCAAGGCTGACCAACTGGGTTTTTTGGCCCGCACGAATTTTCACTAAGGAGTAATTAACTATGTCGAATCCAACTTTTCGTTCAGGCCCGATTAGCTTCAAGGCCGAGGAAGACGTCACCAAGTTCCGCCTAGTGCAGGTGGGCGAAAAGGGTGTGAAGCACGCTGTGGCTGCTGGCCCGGTGTTTGGCGCGGTCACTGAGAACGCGTCCGCCCCAGTAGAGGAACAGCCTTCTAATACGTTGGCGTTGGGCGCGCCGGGCACCGTTGCTGTGCACATCGGCCCGGCAACGGTGCCGCTGGAGGTTGCTGGCACGGCTGAGGACATTAAGCAGGGTGCGCCGGTGTATGCCGCCGCTGACGGCAAGGTGTCCGGCTCTGGCTCGCTGCTGGTGGGTGTTGCTGCGCGTAATGGTGCGGGCAAGACCGTAAAGACGACCCTGGTGACCCCGGCAGTAGCTGCGCCTGCGGCTGCGGGCATGTCCGAGGGCTAAGAAAAGTACCTGAACTTTAAGGAGAAAACATAATGGCAGAACTCATTACGAGTGCCTACGACGGGCCTAAGCTGACCGTGAACGAAATGTTGGAGGACCCAACTTTTATTCCTCAGCGCGTTGTTGACGGCATGCAGGGACAGTTCCTGGAGGACCTGTTCTTCCGCCAGGCTGAAAGCAACAAGGGCGTGGTCGCGTTCCGCGAGGCCGCCGGCCAGTACCTCGCGGACAATGCAGAGGAAATCGCCGAATTTGGCGAAATCCCCGTGTCCGCCCCGGAGCTTGGGCAGCTACGTGCCGCCTACGGCATCAAGTCCGGTGAAGCTATCCGCATCTCGTACGAGATGAAGAACGAGAACAAGGTTGACCAGGTCAACCGCCATATCCGGGCGTTGGAAAAGACCATGATTCGTCATGGTATCCAGGCCACCCTGGGGGTGTTTAAGTCCGCTAAGGTGCAGGAGCTGCAGGTATCGTCCCCGTGGACCGGAGGCGACCCCGTTAAGGACGTGTTCGATGCGGTCGAGATGGTGCAGTCCGCGCACGAGGATGGCGACCTGAACCGTCAGTTCGACTATGAGCCGAACACTATTTTGCTGCATCCTGCTTCTTACACGAAGCTGGTTCGCAACGAGCAGATGCAGAAGTACTACATCGGCAACGCCGCGCTAGACAACCCCATCTTCCTGGACCAGAATGGTGATTCCATCTTTGGCGGTCTGCGAAACACGGAGCTTTTCGGCACCCTGCGTGTGGCCACATCGCGGCTGATTGAGCAGGGCACCGCCTACGTCTTCGAGGCTCAGGGTGTGGGTTTCAAGTCCGATACGATGCCGCTGACCGCGACCCCGATGTATTCCGAGGGTGGCGACACTCAGCTGGGCGGGCCGACGATGTCGTGGCGCTCTGACCTGGTGCGCAAGCGTGCCATCGCGGTGGATAACCCGAAGGCCATCGTCAAGCTCACTGGTATTGCCTAATGGTCACAGTCACGCTCGCGAAGTACTGGAACCCGGAGGACATTTTGTTGCCTCCGGGTTCTGTCGTTGAGGTAGATGATGCGACTGCCGGGTGGCTGGATAGTTGCGGCGCTGTGCGTCATGAGACTGACCACACTGCCAAGAAACCGGAGAGTAAGCCCGCCCTGGTAGAGCAGGAGGTTGAAAAGCCCGCTGCCGCGCCAAAGGGTGGTGATGTGCCGCGCCCAGCTAAGGCCGCGCCGATAGATGACTGGCGGAAATACGCCGAAGCCCAAGGCATTGTCACTAAGGGTTTGTCGAAGAAAGAACTCATTGGGGCAACCCAATAAAGAAGTGGAGGTTAGCCGTGCTGAACATCAATGCTGCCTATGTGGCAGACCGCCTACCACGTGAGCTAACCGACGCTGAAACAAAGCGCCTGCAGGTACTCATTGATGATGCCGTTGAGCTCATTGATGTGGCTTTCATGCGGGCGGGCCGTGACTTTGATGCGGAGCTGGTGACAGTGCCGTGGCTGGAGTCGGCGGCGCGCCGGGCTGTGCTTGAAATGGTGTCTGCCGCCACCTTGGTGGGTGGGAATGCTGGCATGCGGTCTATTTCGTCTACGACGGGGCCACAGTCGGATTCGGTGACGTTTGCTGACGTGGATTCCGTCTCGTGGGGTGGGGTGCGGCTAACCGACGACCTTTTGAAGCTTCTTGGGTTGTGGCGTGAGGGGGCGCGTGGTCGTTTCCCGCAACCGCGCCGGTGGCCGGAAAGGTGGTCATAATGATTCGTCCTGACCAGGCTGGTGAGCCCATCACCGTTAAAGGCGAGGTGGTGGGCCGTGACCATCGTGGCAGGCCGCAGTACGCGCCGGGGCGTGTAATTGAGCATTGTGTGGTGTCGCCGGCGGGGGACCAGGTCGTTCGCGGTGATGGTTTCGTGCATGGTGACATTACGAAACTGCAGGTGATAGCTCCTGCAGGCACGGTCGTGGCTGATGGGGATACGGTCACGATTCGTGGTGAAGATTACATAGTGCAGCAGCGTCAGTCTTTTGATTATTCGGTGGGGCGTCGCCCCGTGGTGGGGTGGCATCAGCCGAAAGTTGTGTTCGTTGTCGAGCGGGGGGAGGTGTCCGGCAATGTCGCTTGATTATCACAAGTTGTTCAAGGAATTGGCGGCTACTCCGCAGGTTCGGGACGCGTCGCGTAAGAAAGCGGAGCAGGTGAAGCGGTTTATTGAGGCTCGCTGGCCCGAGGTCAATGAGCTGTCTGCTCGCGATAAAGCATTTTTGCGTGGTGGCGGCGATGCGGTGAAAGTTACCCTCGCGACTCGCAATACTTTGCGCCCTACGCACATTGTGATGGTGCGGCACCCGGGTGCGGTTGCGAAGCAAGCTAAGGACGGCTTTTTGACCAAGGCGGTGAAGGATGCGTCCTGATTTTGGGATAACTCCGGACCCGCCTGCATTGGTGCGCAAGCATGTTGCGAAACTCTTTTCTGAAGAGGATGCGGATATGCTGCACCTGCACTTCCTGCCGGATGGGTATAACTGCCACACGGACGGTTTGGCCGTCGTGGTTGGTGGGGATACGGCAGAGGTGGACGGGGTGGCGCATTCACGTGACCTCGTCAAAATCAGCGTGTATGGGCCTGACCACGAGATGGTGCGCCGTCTTGGTCGCAACTTGTACACCGCTTTGACCCAAGGAATGACGGGTATTGGGCTGGGTGTGTCCCGGTCTGGCTCGCGGTTTTTTGGGTCTGGCCCGTCGTATCAGCCGACGGGGTTTGTGGCGACGATGTCTTTGTCGGTCGGTATCGCGAAGATGTTTTTTACCCCGTCGGCGCAGTAATCACACATTTTATCTAGTGGCCGCCTTGTACGGGGTGGTCATAATTTCTATTTATGTCCTTTGAAAGGGGATACTAATGGCTAAGAATCGTAGTGTTGGCCTTGACCTGCGCGTCTTGGAAGACCGCGAAGTACTCGTCAACTTTTCCGACACTCCAATCATCGACAAGAAGACCGGTGCTTTCGTTGGTGAGTGGGAATCCCTCGGCCTGGAGCCTACCGACTCCCAGCACTCCCACACCCGTGAGGTCTCGTCCAACACCACGAACCTGACCGGTGGTCAGTCTTCTACTTCCTACACTTCCGGCGCTATTACCGCCGCGGTGGATGGTATCGCTGGCTCGCCGGTGATGCGTTACATCGAAAACCCGGGCGCGGTTGTGCAGGACGGCACCACCTACGGCAAGCACTCTGACCAGGTCGCAAAGGCATACGTGGCTTTCGTGCATAAGTTCACCTCTGGTCTGGTGCGTATTTGGGTGTCTCGTGAAAAGGCTGACCTGGTGGTCAATGAGCGTGCGACCGCTAAGGACCCGCAGGCTCGCCCGGTTCAGATTACGTTCAACAACGGTGACGATGAGCGCTACTACGAGGAGCGTTTCTACATCGTCGGAGAGGATGGCTCCGTGGTCCGCGTGGAGGAGAAGGTCTTTAAGGACGTCGCTGACGTCAAGGCTCAGATTGAAGCCGGTACGGCGTTCCACCCGCAGGCTTCTTCCAGTGGCCTGACCGCAATGGTCGTGGCCGAGGACAAGTCCGACCACGTCAACTTGTATGAGTACAAGAACCCGGAGACTGATGAGGTTGCTGAGGGGTCTTCTGAGGGTGTTCGCCCGAGTGACGAGCCTCGCGGCCCGGGCGCTGGTTCTGAGGAAGAGGAAGCTGGCGGCTTGCCTGGGTCTGAGGAGGAGTCCGGCGACTCTGCAGGTAGCGAGCAGCTGTAGTGGGTTGATGGGCCCTGCGTCTTTTGTGGTGATTCCGCGCAGGGCCCTACACCAGACTTTAGGTCGAGGAATCACCACCACTTTTATAGTCCCCGTAAAGCGCGGGGCTTTATTCAATTCCATAGGAGGAATCACCATGACCACGGCAAAGAAAAACACCACCAAGAAGACCAGCGACGAGATTGAGGTCCTTGACAAAGCACCCGAAGTTAACTGGAGCGTCGAGAACCGTATCTACACCGAAAAGGGGGTAGAGCTTACCAACGGCGTGAAAGTCGATGTTAGCGTCTTCTTAGATAATGATGACCTGCCTGCATCTTTCGCTGCGCTAGTTGCTGAAGGCAACGTTGGCGGAATGCTTATGGCGAAATTGCCCGATCCGACTCGTACGCTCTTGGATTGGGTTGGTGCGACACAAAAAGACTTGCGTGAGGTCATCGCCCCGGTTATTCAGCGTGCAGATGACCTGCCCGAGTCTGAGAAGTACAAGAAGTAATGTCCGTCCGGCTGATTTTGGACGATGAGCCGGGCAGCTGGGTGGAGTTCACGTGCGGTCGCCGGTGCTTTAGGGCGCGGCGTGACCCCATGTGGCTCGGCCCCGACGACCTACCCGAGTTGCTGGTCAACCCGCGCCTACTGTGGCGGCTGATGGATGATGACTCGCGGATAAAGTCCATGACCACGGCGATGGTCAACGGTGGGCTCAATGACCAACTTGCCGCGTACCTGGAGGCGGTGGGGCTGAGTATTTTCAAGCTAGCACTGGCCACTCACGCCCTCGAAGATGCCGACCTACTCGAAGTAGACCTGCTGCGTATCGGGGTGGATATTCGTGACTGGCTCGCCCCTGAAGGTCCCCTGTCTACGCGCCGTGTAGTGGCGCTGTATCAGGATTTGCTGGACCGGCCGGAAACACGTGTGGGTGCGAAGCGTTTCGACGTGCAACCGATTGACAAAGCAGGCCTTGCGGCCGTTCTTTTCCACACCAGTTTCATGGACCAGGGGTTTGAGCATTCGTTTATTAAGTCGCCTACTGATTTGGAGCAAGAGGCTGAGCAGGCGCGTATTGCCGCGCAAAAGCGTGAGCGCATGAGCCAAGACCGCCGGCGCGTGTTGTCGGATGGTCGTGGCCGGTCGTTTGAGTCTTCGCAGTCGGAGTCGCTGCGGATGCTGGAGGAATTAAATCGCACGTAGGTGGGGGAAATTGAGGTTTTTGAAATGGCTGCTGGATTCGTATCCGTCCCCGTCGTGCCAACTTTCAAAGGGATGTCCAAGGAGTTTTCTGAGCGCCTGGAGAAGCCCGCGAAAAAGTCGGGCGAGGCCGCTGGTAAGGCCATCAGTGACGGGTTGGGCAGCAGTGTTGAAAACCTTGAACGTCAGGTGCGGGCGTCGTCGTCGAAGTTGCAGGACTTGGACCGTGCTTATGAGAAGTCTGCGGCGAAGCAGGCGGCGCAGAAAGAAAAGGTGGAGGCCGCTACTCTTAAGCTGCAGGATGCGGAAGAAAAGTACCAGAATGCTCTGGAGAGCGGCGACAAGGGTCTTGCTGAGCTCGCCAAGGTCAAGGAGGCGAAAGCACGCCTTATTGGTGAGACGGAAAAGCTAGAGCAAGCTGAGATTAATACTCGCGTTGCTGAGGAGAAGCACAAGAATCAGCTTGATGATTTGAACGCAACCTTGGGCAAGCTGGGTGATGCCCAAAAAGAGAATGCTCATGGTGCGAAGGAATCGGCTGGCGCGATGCGTGAGGCTGGTGACGCGGCTGATGATGCGGCGGCGAAGTCTGAGCGGCTGGAGAATTGGCAGCTTAAGGCAGCAGCGGGTTTTACCGCCTTAGCTGGTGGCGCTGCCGTCGTCGGTAAGGCCCTGTTCGATATGGGCTCCCAGTTTGATGACGCTTACGATAGCATCCGCGTAGGCACGGGTGCATCTGGTCAGGCTTTCGATGACCTGAAAGAATCGATGCGCAATGTCGCCACGGAGTCTATTGGTGTGGGCTCTGATATGGGCGCTATTGGTAGCACTCTGGCGGACTTGAATACGCGCCTGGGGTTGACCGGTGAGCCGCTGGAAAAGATGACGTCCCAATTCCTGCAGCTGCAGAATTTAGGTGTCGATGCAGACATCAACGAAGTGTCTAAAGCGATGAGCGGTTTCGGCGTTGAGGCTAAGGACATGCCGGGCGCTTTGGATGAACTTTTCCAGATTTCTCAGGCCACGGGCTTGACTATTACTGATTTGTCGAAGTCTGCGGTGAAGGCTGGCCCGGCGCTGCGCGGTTTCGGGTTTTCCATGGCTGATTCTGCTGCCTTGGTTGGTCAGATGGATAAGGCCGGTTTGGATGCGGATAAGACGTTGCAGTCGATGCAGCGTGCTTTGGCGGGGTTCGCGGCTGAGGGTCGTGACGCGCCGGAGGCGTTGAAAGAGACTATTGGGTCTATTGAAGATTTCATTAAAGCTGGTGATGAAGCAGCGGCCATTAATATGGCTGCGGGTATTTTCGGCACTCGCGGCGCTACCCAATTTGTCGATGCGGTGAAAACTGGCACTTTGTCCGTGGAAGATTTCATGGGTGCCACGGGTGCAACGTCGGACACAATTGCTGATATGGCTGAACAAACCGCTGATTTTGCCGAGAGGTGGGACCAGTTCAAGACCCGGGTTATGGTTGCTTTGGAGCCAGTCGCGACAGAGCTATACAAAAGTCTTGTGCCCGCGTTGGATTTTGCTGCGGAAAAATTCGAATCCCTGGCTAAGTGGGTTACCGATAGTCTCATCCCCGCGTTTAAAGACTTTGGCGAGTGGGTGCAGAAAAACAGTGACTGGCTGATTCCTTTAAGTGTTGCTTTGGGCACTTTTGCTGGCTCTATTACTGCGGCGGTCGTTGCGGTGAAAGCCTGGAATGGGGCGCTGGGCCTGTATAAAAAGGTGACGGAGCTGGCCACGGTTGAGACGAAGCTTTTTAACAAGGCTTTGAAGACAAACGTTATTTTCGTGGTGATTTCTGCGGTTGCTGCCCTGGTGGCGGGCCTGACGTGGTTTTTTACGAAGACTGAGACCGGTAAGAAAATCTGGGCTCAATTCATGGATGTGCTCAAGTCCGGCTGGGACACGGTCAAGGAAAAAATGTCCGGCTTCTTTTCCTGGGCTAAGGACCTATGGGATAGCGCGGTTCAGAAATTCGGTGAGGCGCGTGAGGCCATGGCACCTATCATCGATGCAGTTCAGGAAGTCGCCCGGGTCATCGTTGAAAAAGTTGTCGGCGCTTTCACCTGGTGGGCTGAGACCGTGGTCAGTGTATTTGCTGCGGTGTGGGGCAAGATTTTCGAGTTCTTGGGCTATATCAAGGATAAGTTTTGGCCCATAATCCAAACGGTTTTCACCAAAGTTGGCGGGCTGCTCTCTAACTTTGGGGATAGTTTGTCGTGGGCGTGGGGGAACATCATCCGGCCGGTGTTCCAGGCGCTCGCGGATTTTGCCACCAATGTGCTGTGGCCTGGGCTGCAGCAGGTATTTACCAGGATTGGTGATGCCTGGAAGGCCTTGTCGGATACGTTTTCTGCCTTGTGGTCCTGGATTCGTGATAGTGTGCTGCGGCCCATGGCCGACTTTTTCCAGAACACCCTGTGGCCTGCTATCCAGAACGTTTTGGGTTGGATTGGCGAAAAATGGCAGTGGATGTCGGATAGGCTTTCAGCTGTCGTAAATTGGATTTACGACAACGTCATCATGTTCTACGTTAATGCCCTCAAAACGCTGTGGGACAACGTCCAGCAGGTCATCAACTGGATTGCGGACAAGTGGCAGTGGATGGCGGACCGGCTGTCCGACGTGTGGAACTGGATTTACCAGAACGTCATTTTGCGCGCTATCGACGGGTACAAGAACCTTTGGAAGAATTTCCTGGACGTTGTGACGTGGATTTCTGAGAAGTGGGACTGGATGGGCGCCCAGCTGCATAAGGGCTGGGCGTGGATTAACGACCGTGTTTTCACCCCGTTTAAGGACGGGTTGACGCAGCTCAAGTCGTTCTTCGGGACTGTTGTTGACGGCATCCGCAGCGTATGGGATGGGTTGAAGTCCGTGCTGGCGAAGCCGATCAACTTCATGATTAACACCGTCTACAACGACGGCATCGCTAAGGCGTGGGACACTATCGCTGGATTCTTGCCGTTGGAGCCGAAAACAGCAAAACGCCTGTCCCCAATTGGTGGATACGCTACTGGTGGCGCTATCCGCGGTAAGGGCACCGGCACGTCGGATGACATTTTGGCGTGGCTGTCGAATGGTGAGCATGTATGGACGGCGCAAGATGTGCGTGACATCGGCGGACAGTCCGCCATGTATGCCATGCGTGACGCGCTGAAACATGGGCGTGGATTCACCTTCGACGGGAAAAACTTGGCGCTGTTGCCACGCGTGGATTCTCGTGTGGGTGACTTAGCAGGTGCCGCGCCGGGGCTGTTCCCGCAGGGTGCGTTTAAGGACGGCGGCGAGGTCCGCCCGATGTGGGAGCTGCAGCTGGAGAAGGGGCATCTTTGGGCGAAGTCTCGGCATGGTCGCCCGTATGTCCTGGGTGGTTCCGCTGACGGTGGCGGTGGTACTGACTGCTCCGGCTTCATGTCGGGCATTGCCGACGTGATGGGTGGCGGTAGTGGTGCTCGTCAATGGGCAACGATGGCGTTCAACGGCGGCGGAAACTCGCAGTACCCGGCTGGCCCGCAGGGTTTCGTTGCTGGGCTTAAAGGCAACACGTTTTCTATTGGTGTGACCAATGGCGGTGCGGCCGGCGGCCATACCGCAGGAACTTTGGGCGCTACGTCGCGGGTTGGTGCGGTAAACGTCGAATCTGGCGGCTCCCCTTCGCTGGTGAAGTACGGAGCGGGTGCCGCTGGTGCTAATGACTCGTATTTTACGACGCATTATCACCTGCCCATTGGCCCGGGGGGCGCTTTCGAGATTGGTAAGGGCAGTGGTGGCCCGTCGCCGGACATGATGCGCGCCTACGTTTCCAACAAGGTTGAGGGTGCTATTGACAAAATCATGGGTCCGATTGCCGCTCGACTGCCCTCTGGCCCGCCTAGCTGGAAGGAAATCCCCCGCGGGGTCTACGACAAGGGCAAAAAGTCCATGGCTGATAAGACTGCAGACATTGTCACTAATCTTGGGGACCGCTTATCCACCGTGTTTACCGCCGCAAAAGAAGTCGGCGACATCGTACGCGATGGTGCCCGGGGTGTAATGGATTTGGCAGGTCGTGCCATTGGTCTGCACGATAGTGGTGGCTGGCTGCAGAACGGTAATCTGGCGTTAAATCTGTCGGGTAAGCCGGAGCCGGTTTTGACTAATGCGCAGTGGGCTTCGGTGTCCGAGATGGTCAAGTCCCTTGGGGATTTGGTGCCTGCGATTAAGAAGCAGACTGAGGCTATTGCTCAGGCCACTGATAGTGCTCAGGACTGGTTTATGAAGGTCGGCGATTACAACAGTGTTGAGGGCATTAATGCCCGCCAGGGTGTGCGCCGTCTCCTAGACCTTGGTCTAGACCTGCCGGGCACGGAGGTAATCACGCAGGTACTCGATGCGGAAGATACTCTGTGGGATTCTCGTGCTCGCGCTATCGGGCATGTGCAGAATCTGGCCGATAAAGAAAAAGCTTTGCAGGAGGCGCGGCAGGCTGCTGCAGAGCTGGCTAATCGGCCTGCTGGCGTGTCTGCGGACGACCAAAAGAAAATTGATGATGCGCAGAAGGCGCTCGATGAGGCGAAGGCTGAGAAAGCTAAGGCTGATTCTGATGATGCTCGTGCAAAGGCCGCTGACAAGGTTACCGAGGCTGAAGAGAAGCTGAAGCAAGTCCGTGAGGGGGTGGATAAGAATTCGGAGGAGAATGCTCAGAAGCATGCCGAGGAGGTCATTAGGGCTAATGATGCTGTGGCTAAGGCTGAGCAGGAGCTGGTTGCTGCTCGCAAGCAGCAGGCCATGGACTTGGATAACATCGTTTTGGTATCGCAGGCGCAGGTCAGTGGTTTGCTGCCGATGGTGGAGAAGTTTGCAAACCAGCTCGTGACTTTGGGGGTCCCTGCTGCCGCTGTTGGTGCTGGACTCGCACCGCTTACGGGTGGTTTGTCAGCTATGGCGGCGTTTGTTGGCCCAGCTGGAATTACTTTGGGTATGGCGCTTGACCTACTCAAGGCGGGTATCGCCATTATTAAAAAGATTGTGGCTGCGGTGAAGGAAATAATCGAGAAGGTTCGAAAGGCCCGCCTTGATGCGCTTAAGGCTTTGGCTGATGGTTGGGCGGTGATTGCGGATTATGCGAAGCTCACCATGGAGCTAGAGACCAATGCGGCTAAATTGCAGCAGGCGCTTGTGCGCGGTGCGAATGCTCAGCGGGAAGCCGAGTACAACCTAATGCTGGCTCAGCATGACCGTTACATTGCGGAAGCTGAGGGTGCGTTGAAGGTGGCTGAGGCGCGTTTGGCTTTGGATGCTGAGATTAAGCGCGGTGCGACCATCGCTCAGCTGAAACTGATGGGCTTGCATGAGGACTGGGACTCGTATTTGGCATATCAGGCGATGAAGTCGCAGGGTGTGTTGGAGCAATGGTCTGATGCGGCTATTAGTGCGCTGTACACCTATGAGAAAGCGCGTGCCGAAGCGCTTAAGGGTGAGGTCACTGCTCGTCTGGAGCACATTAAGGCCGAAGCTGCTTTGGCTGCTGCGGCGCGCCAAAACCTGCGAAATCAGCAGGACTTGTTGGCGGCGCACGAGCGGCTGATTCGCATGTCTGCGAAAGTCGCCGGTGTCGACCTGGTGGAGGCTACCGGTACCGCGCAGGTGGCGAAGCTTATGTCTGAAATGGCGCAGCTTACTCAAGCGATGAATAAAAACACGCTGGGTAAATGGGGTGCTCGCTTAGGTGCCCAGGGCTCATTCGCTAATGAGTATCGTGGCCAGAAAGCTAAGCTGGAGGGCCTACGAGAAGCTTTGGACGCGGTGGTCAAGGAAACCGGGGTCACTATTGACCGTGGTGAATTGGACCGCACGCTAAAGCTCATGGCTAGGGCTGCCTACCGTGGTGGTACCCCGATGGATGTGCTGCGTGCGCGGATGCCGCAGCTGGCGGATGCGGAGACGGCGCTGCGGGTTAATGAGGCGCTAAAGCCGATTTATGATGCGCGAGACCAAAAGAAGCAGTTGGAGCGGCAAGTCGAGGACTTTAAGTCTGAGATGGACTTGTATGAGAAATCTAATCCGCTTGAGCGCACTATTAAGGGTCTTGAGTACACGATTAAGTCGCTGGAGCAGTCGGCTGGGGCTTTCGCTAAGGGCAATGAGGGGTTGCGTGGCGAGTATCTGCGGGCTGCTCAGGCTAATAGTGATGCTGCGGCCGCAGCCGGTGTTAATTGGAAGTTGGACAAGAAGTATGCCAACCAGGGTGTGCGTGACCAGATTCGCCGGGAGACCACGATTCACCTGGACGGGTCGAAGATGTACACCGCAGACCAGATTGACCAGCTTTTGGCTGAGGTCACGGCTGGTACGAGCGCGGCTTACCGTATGGTGCGCTCGGCTAGTGAGGTGGCGACGGCTCGTCGAAAGGAGCGTGTCTAAACAATGCTGAATGTGGTGCTGATTACCGCTCTGGGTGACGAGTGGAGGCTTACCGGGACTGACCGGGAGTCTGAGGTGCTTGCGCCGTACGGCATGCTGGAGGAGCTGAAAGCGAATGCGTCTAGGTCTGATATTGCGGTGCCTGGTGGTGCTGGGGTTTTGCCGGGGGCGCGTCGTTTTGGGCCGATTCAGGCGGAGCTGGAGTTTTATTTGAAGGCTCGTGAGGGTCGTGACCTGGAGGACGTGTACCGGCGTTTGCGCCAAGGGTGGGCGGCGGCAACATGGTTGAATCCGTGCGTGCTCAGCATTGAGTCAGATAACCCACTGTCGCCGCTTACGTTTGAGCTCGTCGTAGACGGGGCGTTGCCGGGTGTGCCGGTGGACATGAGGCGGCGTTCCGCTGAGGTTTTGTCGGTTCCGGTGGTGTGCGTGGATGGTGTTGCGAAATCGTCACTAATGGCAGGTACAGGTAACGTCACAGTGACGAATCATGGTGATGTTCCAGTATGGCCGATAATCCGCTATAAGGGTGCCGGTGGGGCAGTAACAACCCCATCGTCGGCGACGTTCACGCTTCCGGCCGTGGAGTCGGAAGCAGTGGTGGATTTGAATCCGATGAACCTTCGCCTGGACGGAGCTTTCCCCGAAAGCGTCCCACCCGGCGGGCAGGGCGTATGGAAGCTACCCGCGGGCGCTCAGCTTGAGTGGTCGATTGGTGTGGCTGACCCGTGGAGCTAGACAAAAAAAGGGGCCTAAAGCATGTGGAGGTGCGGCCCCGCCTCCCCCTATTTTTTCTAACTGAATTTTTGTGAGGTGTGAGCATGACCGATTGGGACTCGTGGCAAAAGACCGTCAACCATACAGTGCGGACGCAGGGCCGGTGGTATGGGATTGGTGATGCTAATGGCGCGCCGCTTTTTACATTGCCGATGCCGTCGGAGCATGACACGCCGGAGCAGTGGATGGATGCGGCTGATTTGCAGATGACATTCCCTGCACGTGACCAGTATGGGAGGCCCAACCGCGTTACGGAGCTTTTGCTGACCTCGGCGATTGAGCATTTTGACCCGTCCGGCCAGTTGCCTACCGCCGAGGGTGACTACATGCTGCTGGTGGCATTCCCCGGCAAGAATGGCACGGTGGTGCGCCGGGGTGGGGCGATTGTGCACGCCGTCGGAAACGACCCCACGAATGACGGCACGCCGTCAGAAATTACGATTAACGCCCTAAACCTTATGGATGTGTGGCACACGGTACCGGCTGTGTCGTGGCCTGCGGCGTGGTGGAAAGCTGAGCCATACGAGACAGAATCCGATGAATCTGGCCTGGAATATAAGAAGCCCAGGTACATGGCACGCGTCGAGTTGGCGACGCGGCCGATGTTTGTGTGGAAAAACGGGCCTGCCGCTTTCGTCATCCGCCGCCTGGCCCAAGAATCCCTAGACGCGACAATGCGTACCCAAGCAGACCCTGATGGGACGAAATGGGTTGATGACCCTTACCACGTGGTTGAGGTGCCGGAGCTGGATACGTCGGCGGAAATCAGTCTGGAAGCTCGCGACGGTTTCTTGTGGGAGACGGTGAGTAAGCAGGCTGAGAACGCTGGTGTCATTCTTGGCGCGTATTTGTGGTGGCCTGGTGATGCGCCGGTGCGGTGCTGGAATCAGGCCACGTCGGATATGGCTCCGCGAGATGTGGACATCACCCCGTCTCAGGGCGAGTCTTCTCGTACTTTGTCGTATCGGAGTTTTGAGCATGCGATGACCGTGATGACAGTAAAGGAGGTGGCATAGGTGCCCATACCGTATTTTGTGGCTGATTCTGCTCAAGTAACTGTGTTGCGCTCGCTCGCCTCGACGGCGTTCGGGAAATATAACCTCACGTTGCCTGAGGGCGTGGACCTGGAGGACGTGTACGAGGTGGCAGCGCCGGGCAATGAGCTTGCTTACGTGTCCTCATTGGACCCGCGTAAAAGGGTCGGCGGGATGTTTCGCCGGTTCGTACGCGCTGACGTGGACATCACCGCCAAGGGTGAGGGCACCACGCCGACGTCGAACGTGGAACGAGTCCTGGACGAAGCAGCGCAACGCACCTCGGGTGATTTCTTCCTCGAGTCGGACATTAGCCTGGCTGGTCTCGGCCCGTGGCGTCCTTTTGAGGATTTCGTCGTGGGCGATTTGGCGAATGTGGATATATGGGGGCGTGTGGTGCCGCTGCGCGTGACACGCATTGAACCGAAGCGCACGGAACACTCGGATACTGATTGGGCTGTGCACGTCGGCGGGCAGCTGGTGTCTGATGCTGATGCGCGCCTGGCTGAGAACGCGGATATTTATAAGGCCGTGGTGGACGACCGGCGTGACTTAGCCGGGCTGGATGCAAAGATTCAGGCTGAGACAAGTAATCGTAAGCAGGCGATTAGTGCTGAGTCATCAGCGCGGCGTGCTGATGTGGAGTCGGTGCGTAGTGTGTTGACTGGTGGGGGTGAGCAGCAACGGGATTTGCTGGCGTCGCTGGAGGGGTTGAATCGGCAGCTTCGGCGTAATGGTGAGGACCCTGCCCCGGGTCTTATTCCGGCGTATTTGCAGATGAATACGCAGTTGTGGCGTGTGCAGCAGGAAACAAATGAGGCATTGCGTCGCTCTGATGAGGCTTTGCGTGAGGGGCAGAAGGCGAATACGAATTTGATTCGTACGAATTCTGCTCGTCAGCAGGAGATACAGCAGAATCAGGCGCGGCTTAATGCTCAATCGCAGCGGTTGAGTGGTGTTATTGCGGATGTGCAGCGACGGCAGCCGCAGTTTATTGCTTTTGGGAGTAGGGGTGGGGTGAACGCGTTGGGCACTATTCAGGTTCGGCGCGGCAATATTTATTTCGACAAGTTGGGTTCGTGGTCGGGGACGGTGGCGATTTTTGCGTGGGTTGAGGCGTTGATTTCGTATCCGGTTTCGGCTCAGATTTCTCTTGGTGTGCAGGAGACGGGGAAGGAGTTTCGTGTGGGTGTTTTTGAGTCGGTGAAGGCTGGTTTGGCGATTATTGTCCCGGATTAAGGAGGGTTTATGGCTACTGTGAGTGGAAGTTTGTTGTTTGTGTCGTCGCGTGCGGCGCAGGTTAGTGAGGTGTGGGTGCATGCCCGTGAGGTGCGTACTCATGCGGGTGGTGTGGTGACGACGGGGAATGACCGTTTCCCTGTTAATGATGGAGAGGTAACGTTTACGGCGTTGCCTGGGCCTGCGGTACTTGCGTTGATTTCGCAGGGTAGGGCTGTGGATACGATTCCTATCGTCGTTGGTGAGGGCGATGAGCAGTCTTTGCGGCATGTGGTGCGTGCTGGTCAGGTGGTGGATGAGGCGTCGGCGCGTGAGATTGAACGGTTGTCTGCGGAGATGATGGGGGCTTTGGATTCGGCGCGGTCGGAGGCTGAGGCTGCGCGGGGTCATGCCAGTACGGCTGGTGAGCAGGCGGTGGTGGCGCGGGGGCAGGCTGAGGCTGCTGCGTCGTCGGCTGAGGAGGCTAAGGGTCATGCGTCGTCGGCGGAGGGTCATGCGTCTCGGGCGCGGTCTTCTGCTGAGGGGGCGGGGCGTGCTGCTGACCGTGCGGAAGGCGCTCGAGGAGAAGTCGGTTCGGCTCGTGATGCCGCTGTTGAGGCCCGCGATGCTGCACAGGGGCATGCGAGTACGGCTCAGGGTCATGCTAATGCGGCTGCTGCGTCGGCTCGTGAGGCTGAGGGTGCTGTCGGGCGTGCTGATGCGGCTGCTCGGCAGGTGAGGGAAATAGCTACCTCGACTCGGTGGGATGGTGACCGAGTTACGGTGAATGGTAAGCAGTCTCCACCACTGACTGGGCCACGGGGTGAGCGTGGCCCGCAGGGCCCGCCGGGTGAGGTGGATAATATTGACCTCAGCCAGTACGCGAGGCTAGACCAGCTGTCTGATGTGGTGCGCAGCGGGGAGTTGGAGAAGCGGTTTAAAGCCTACCGGCCAGAGACTACGAGCGAGATAGGTGGTAAGGACCACATTGGGGTGCCTATTGCTGCTGGTAAACACGGTCTGCTTTCTATCAGAACAGGCACCATCATCATGTCTCGGGGCGGAAAGATAAGCCTGAATGACCCGAGTTGTATCTGGGCACCTAACCGCCCTAGGGACTATTCAGATGTGACCAATAAGCGGTACGTGGATGAGAAGACTGACCTGAGTAGGGTGGCACCAGCTAATCACACGCACAGGGTAACGGATATTTCGGGGCTGTCAGAGTACGTAAGTTCAGCGACGCATAAGCTCAAGGTGCTGAAAAACTATTCATTTCCCGAGCAGAAGATTAATTTCCGAAAATATTCTAATGGCATGGTGCGAGTGCATTTATACGGGGCGCGACAAGGTGCTGAAATCACTGTTCCAGCAGATTGCGCACCTGAATTGGGTCTTTTTTACGGTGTGGTGCTAGATACTGCTGGTAATAAAGCAGGGATTTTCACTATCAAGACAACCAAGGCTGTAGTAGAGCGCATATCTGACACTGCTATTGGAACCTTCGTTTATCCAGCTTCCTAAATGTAAGGAGAAATTATGAGTATTCAAGAATTGAAATCCGCTGTCAAAAGTCTCAGCGCCCATGATTGGGATGAATTTTTAGACTGGATTTTTGATGATGAGGTCAAGCGTCGTCAAGCATTGCCTGCGGTGGAGGAAGCGCAGGTGGAGATGGTGAAGGATTTGGCGGCGCAGGGCGAGATTACGCGCCCGGACGTAGCAACGGAGGAGGCCGCGATTAATGGTGATGGCATCATTCCCGCGTGGCATAGTCCACAGGGGAAGAAGCATAAGGCGTATTTTCTGGGCGAGGCGGTGATGGATGAGGGCCGTATTTACATCAATCGTCGGGACGGGCTGAATTACGCTAAGCCGAGTGCGCCGGATTCTGGGTGGGAGGTCTACAATCCACCGAAAGAAGACGAGCAGGCGGAGGCCCCGACCGGCGGCCGGGTGGAAGAATCACCGGCACCAAGCACCCCGGCATGGCGTGAACCGGCCAATAAGGCTGAGCTTTATCCGGCGGGCGCTATCGTCACCCACAAAGGCAAGCAGTGGCGCTCCACCACCGACGGCAACCGCGCCGAACCCGGAACCGACAACAGCTGGGAAGAAACCGGGGAGGAAGCTTAGCGGCGCAGCTGTGCCGGTGAGCCCGGCCGGGCCGCATGCCAGAGCTTAATATCCTCAGCAAGCCACAGTGCGCTACGGCCATCGAGCATGGCCACAGGGGCGGGTGTGCGTTTATTCGCGTAGTAACTCGCCCACGTACGTGGGGTGATACCGCAGTGCGCTGCGCACTCTGTAGCGCGCCACAGTTCTTTTCCTGTGTCCGCGTCAATGATTTTAGGCTGCATTTTTCCGCCATTTCTGTACGAGCTGGACGGTCTCAATTGTGAGCGTAACCACAGTGGCGGCCATGATTATCCATAATATTGGGGTGCTTTCTTGGGTGAGTGTGATAAGCACGGCTAGCACTATTAGTGCGCTTGAAATTTTAGACATGATGTGACCTTTCGAGGGTGTGGTATTTTGAGGGGGTGCACCCCAGGAGCTGAGTAGTAAGGATATTCAGCTCCCGAGGTGCCTAGCTATCTAGTTCCAGCTTTTTCATCTCAATCTTGTGATTTGAAATTAGTTTTGCTGTCTCTATTGATAGCCGCCAGATGATTGCTATGGCGATAAGCCACTCCATCTTTCACCTCCTCTTTTCAGTTATTGTAAGTGCCTTGCGGCCTTACACTTAATATTGTACTGTAATAATACAGCATTAGCAAGCTGCAAACACATTAAATTCGCGGAATTTTCCAGCCCAAAACACGCCCCAGCCCGCCACAACGGCCGGGCTATTTTTATGTCAAAAGCAGGTGAAAAAATGAAAGATTATTACCAGGTCCTACCGGACAAAATACGACTACTGCAAAAACACTTCACGCCCGGCCGTGGAGGCCACCGCATCAAATACATCACACGTCACCACCTCGCCATGGTCGGCGACACAGACGCCGCATGGAATGTCTGGCAGTCACGCGCCGCGTCAGCATCCTATGTAGTATCGCCCATCGGTGAGGTCGGCCAGGTCGTCTACGACCGTGATACCCCGTGGTCCAACGCTAATCTAACCTCGAATCGCGAGACCATCACAATCGAGCATTCCAACAGTGCAATCAACGGCTACCCAATTTCAGATACCACCATTCTGGTGGGAGCACGCCTAGCCGCCTCGCTCTGCCTTTTCTACAATCTCGGTCGCCCGCTTTTCGGTGTCAATATCCGCGACCACCGCGAATTTACCTCCACGAGCTGCCCACACCACCTGGCGGCCGGAGGGAAATATCACGACCGCTGGATGGCAGAAGCCCAACGCTTCTACGACCTACTAGCGGCAGGCAAGGTCAACCCAGACGGCTCATTGAAAACACCCCAACCTCGAAAGGAACCAGCTGACGTGCTGACGATTAAATATTTCACTGATTTCATCACGGGCTTTCTCGGCCCGGTCATCTCGGACGTAAAAGACATCCGGCAGCAAATTACCGGCGGGCGGGACAGCGGCCAATACAACGGCTGGTCCATCAGCCAGCTGGTGAAAAACTACCAGTCCAAACCCGGCGACCAGGGCACCATGCCCGAAATGCTGGCCGTGATGCTGACCGAGCTGGAGAAAATACGCACCGACCTCGACGACATCAAAAAGAACGGAGCACAAAAATAATGTCCACCGAAATTCAAGACTCAGTAGCAAACGCGCTGCGTAGCCAACCATGGTTTATACGCCGCAAAGACACCATCGCCGCCGTGGCCGGCACAATCCTCCAGCTGGTTAACCTGCTGGTTGTCATCACAGCAGATGCGCCGCAATGGGTTAACGCCGTCATTGCCATCACCGTCGGTATCGCACAGACCTTGGTGCACGCGACAACGCCGGGTGCGATTACTCCATCTATGGCAACCCGGTTGGAAAAAGCCGCTCTCGAGCCCGCCCCTGTTACGGCGGAGACCACCGCCTACTCGGCAGGCGAGGAAGCAGCACGCCGAGCCGGTGAAGCCGTCCCCAACCACCAGGACCCCGAACACGCACAAGGCACGCACCCGCCAGCACATAGTCACGGTCGCGGCGAATAAGGAGGTGGCCAATAATGGGCACAACCACTCTTGACTGTGCGTTCGCCCCACTACACCGCAACCTACCCCGGCTTATCGCAGGGGTATGGTGCACATGGTCCTGGTCCATGGTGCTCGCCTACATCGGCGGCGCACCACGCCAGCTCATATCACTGGAACAGTCCATCCCCCTCCAATTGTGGACACTATGGTTTATTGCCGCTGTATTCCTCACCCTCGGCACCGTGCTACCCCTGCGAGGGAGGTATCAGCGGGTATCGAGACTTGCGAGGGTAAACGGGCTGACGCTAGTGACTGTGATGCTCATGCTGTGGAGCGTGGCGTTTTTCACCGCTGACATGTCCCGTGGCTGGGTAAGCGCAAAAAATTACCTCCTGCTGGCTTTTTCAGCGTTTTCACCTCGTATTTCATAGCCCGCGATAAACCATCTTCGGTGCATCACCTGATAGAGGGGAGGCCTATTGAATGACGTCAATCCCGACCGAAATATGGGTTGGCCTTATCACCCTCGGCGGCGTTATCATCACGGTCATCATCAATCGTCAATCGTCCCGTGATGAAACGAAAGTAAAAACCGTCACCACGCATATTCAATCCCTGGACAAGCAGGTTACGGAGCTTCGCGGCGTAGTCGATAAGCATGACCGGCAGATTGAGTATCTCAAGCAATACAATTGGGAGCTTAAGCGAGAATTGGGTCATGCTACTGACCATGCGCTTGCCGTTGCGAGTTGGAACCGAGAAGGCCGTGTCGGTGACGTGCCGGCGGCCAGCCGGATTGATTATTGGAAAAAGATTTTAGATAAGCCGATGATGCCAGACGACTAGCCAGGCCCCCGCCCCAACGTAGGGTGGGGGCCTTTTTCGTCGTTTATAGGGCGTGGGAGGCTACTACGTCCCAGAAGTCGGCGTCCGGGTCGATGTAGAACTGTGGGTTGGCTTCGGTGCCACTGGAGATAATCAGCTCGTCGATGATTTCGTGCTGGACTGCATCGTTGAAACGTTCATAGGTTTTCATTTTCGGACTTCTTTCCGTTTTTGCGGCCTCTTCCAGGAGGTTTTCTCCTTGCCGTCTGATTCTATTATATGTCGTAATTTACGACATTGCAAGTCGGTTTTACATCTTTTTCCACCGCGCCACGGTCGATTGGGTGCGTTCTACAGCCTGGGCGATGCGGTATTGGGTGATACCGTCGGCGAGTGCGGTGCGGGTGGCGGCGGCACGCCTGGCTTTCAGCTCCTCTAGTGTGGCTTCCAATCGGGTGATTTCTTTGTCCAGGCGCAGAATCTCGGCTAGGCGGTCGCACATTCCGCACCTCGCATGTTCTTGAGCTGGACAATCATCTTGCGGCACACGCGGTAAAGCTCGGCATTGTCGAGCATGTCCGCGGGGAAAAGGGTGAGTGCTTGGTCTGCTGCAATTACCGCGTCGTCTTGTACGCGGCGCTCGAAAGCAGTCGGGGCATTGTCGTTGCGGTTGAGGAGTTCTTCGGCGCGTTCTTCGACCGCCTGCCATAGCTCCATGTCAATGGCTGCTTCGTAGCCTTTGCTGTCGAGGGCGTCGGTGTAGTTGGCGATGATGGTGTTGACCTGCGCGGCGCGGAAGCGGAGGTAGTAGGCAACGGCGCGGTGTGCAGCAGCATTAAGGGCGGCAGGCTCGAAGTTCTCTTCGTTGTCCAGGCCTGCAGCAGTGTTGGCTTCGATACGCTCGGCGAGCTGGGCGCGATTGTCCTCAATCCACGCATTCAGCTCGGCCATGATGCCGCTACCGACGAGGGTGAAAGTCTGGTCCAGGTTGGTGGCTAGGGCTGGGTGGCGACCGTCTTTCAGGGTGTCGATAAGGGCGCTGGCTTCGGCGGTGGTGAGCTCGTCCAGGCCACAAGAAGCGGCGTGGTTGTGCTGCTCGACGAGGGTGTCAATCCATGCGGAGACCTGCCCGGTGGGGAGGATGTCGCCGTCGAATGCAGCGGCGTTGACAATGAAGGTGACGTTGTCGTTGAGTTGCTGACGGGTGCGGCGGGTGATTGGGGTGAAGTTTTCGCGGAGGGTGGTGATGAATTTTGCTTGTGCTGGGGTGGTCATTGTTTTTCCTTCCTCTTGCTTACACCCTTAATACTACACAACACGTAGTACTATGTCAAGCGTAGCAATAGGGAAAAGAAAAACCCCGCTAACGCGGGGAAAACAAGAGAAACATTAGCATATAAGCACTAACATCGGCTCAACCCCGCTAACGCGGGGACACCACACAATCTATACCGCTACGGCGCAGGAAGCAATTCATAGTCAAAATCGCACTGTTCTAAAGCCATACAAATATGCCCAAGCAACGCCGCATGCTCGTTGGCACTCATACCCTGCCGCTCGAAAGCAGTCGCATCATCACGGTAAGAAATAAGCCGGATTGGCTCACCGCGCTCGGCCAGGTCGATAACATCGCCCACCCGGTCGGCTACCAGCGCCCACTTATCCAGCAGCCACGCCTGAACATCGGCCGGAGGTTCTTGTGAGACCTCCCAGCGCTGTGCGGTGCGCAAGGCAACCTCGCTGGCGCTAGCCACATCTTGCGCGGTTAAACCTAGCGAGTTGCGCAGGACACGAAATTCAGCAGGGGTCAA